TGCGAAATTACAAGGTGCTAGCGCGACAGAACTATTACAAATAGAATTAGATGCGGCAAATGATAAAATTAAATCTGATTTTGATATGTATAATAATGAGATTAGATTAGCTGAAAAAGTAATGAAGAAAGAAAAAAGTGATACAGAAGAGTATAAAACCGCGAAGGAGAAAAAAAGAAAAGCAATGGAGGCTTTAATGCTTCAAGAACAACTCGCCGCAACCCTGTCAGCTGAATTTTCATTAAAACAAAAAGAGATAAATGATACAGAGGCCGCTGATGCTGAAGCAAAGGCTGCGGCTGCTGAGGCTAAAAGAGTGGCGCGACAAGAGAAATTCTTAGCTGATAAGAAATCCGCTACTGATAAAATAAAAGCAATAGAATTAGAATATAGTGATAGTTCATTAAGTGCTGAAGAAAAAGAACTTATAGTAAATAAAAGAAAATATGAAGAGTTAATCGCACTGGCTGTTAAGTTCAAATTAGATAGCACTAAATTAGTTGAAAATCAACTAGCAATTGAAACAGAAATAAAAGCTAAATATGATAGACTTGAATTAAATAATACTAATAAAACACAGGCTGATATAGATTTATTAAAAGCGGAAAATGATGCTGAAAAAGACGCGGCTAAAATTAAAAAAATAGAAACAGATAGAGATATTCTTTTACAAAATGAGGAACTTACAGCTTTAGAAATAGAAAAGATTAAATTAGATGCTGACGATAAAGTAAAAATTATAACTGATGAAGCGACAAAAAGAGAAATAGAAAATGATAAAAAATTAACTGATAGTAAATTAAATAGTCAAAACTTACTCACAGCGACAGAATTATCCGCGGCTGAATTTGACGCACAAAGAACTCAAGAGAAATTTTCACAAGAGAAATTAGAAATAGACAATATAAAAACCTTAAAATTAGAAACAATTGAAAGTCAAAGAGCTTTAGAATTAAACGCGAAAGATTTAACTGAAGGTCAAATAGCGGCGATTGAAGAAAAGTATAGACAAGCGAAAGCCGTAGCCGAAGAAGAAGCTGAAAAAAAATTAAAAGAATTAAGGTTAAAATCCGCAAATGATGCGATGGATACAGCGGCGAAAGGATTAAACGCAATTCAAGGTTTAGGTGATTTGTTTTTTAATAGAAAGAAAAAACAAGCGAAAGACGATGCTGTGGCAACCGAAGCACTAGCAAAAAAACAATTTAGTTTTAATAAGAAATTACAACTTGGTATGGCTATGATAGATGCGGGTAAAGCAATTACAGCGTCCTTAGCCGCGGCACCTCTAGCGATAGGTGTAGTTCCTAATCCAATAGGTATAGCAAACTTGGCCTTCACGGCTATAACATCAGCCGCAAACATAGCGAAGATAGCCTCATCACAATACGAAAGTCCAACACCACCTGACGACCCCGGAAGTCCTAATTCAGGCGGCGGAGGTGGTGAAGGCGGAGGCGGAGGCTCTTTTAGTCCGACACAATTTTTTGGTTTAGGTCAAGGTGGAAATGGTGGTTCTGGAAATGGTGGTGGATTGTCTAAAGTTTTTGTAGTAGAAACTGATATAACCTCAACTCAAAATAAAGTTAAAGTTATTGAAAGTAGAGCTTTAATAGATTAAATTTTAGAAAAAAAATAAAAAAATATATTATAATATGATGACTGAACTTAAAAAATTAGATGAAAATAATTTACCAATATATGATATAGTGGTGGATGAAAATGACGAGACAGGAATTTCTTTAATTTCTTTAGTTGATGAACCAGCGATAAATATAAAAGGCATGGCTTTTAGTAAAAGTGAAATGATGACTTTTAAGGTTATAGATAAACAAATTATAGTAGGACCCGCTTTAATACCTGATATGAAAATATACAGAGAAGATGAAAAATATGGAAGATACTATGTAAAATTTTCACCAGAAACTATTGTTAAGATGGTTGAAAAGTTTAATAAATATGGCTCTAATAGAAAGATTAATATAGACCACTCTAAAGAAATGGTAAATGCTTTTATTATGGAAGATTGGATTATAGAAGATGAGATTTATGATAAGAGTAAAAAATATGGTTTTAATTTACCAGTAGGAACTTATATGGTAAAAGTTAAAATTGAAGATAAAGATTTTTGGTTAAGAGAAGTTAAAGATAATGGTAAATTTGGTTTTTCAATAGAAGGACTTTTAGGACAACAACTAGTTCAATTATCAAGTAAGATGATTAGTAAATATGGAATAGACGCGACTATAGATGATTTTGATTTAGAAGATTTATTAGATATATTTAATATAAATAAATTTGAAAAAGGTGTTCCTCACTATACTAAAGATGGTGAGTTATATACGGGACCTACTCATAAAGACGCTGATGGTAGATTAATGACTGGAGCAACTCACACAGAAGATAGTGAATATTTATATCATATTGAAGAATTAGCTACGATTGGACCTAAAGGTGGAATTAAAGAAAGTAAAAAGGCACCTAAATCATCAACACCTAATCCTAATCCTAAAGGTAGAGGAACCGCCCCGGGTTCAGCCTCAACTACACGAGGAGCTGAGGTGTCAGCCGAAGTTGAAGCAAGCCTTAAAACAAAAGTTGATGAGTTTAATGATAAATATAAAAAGAAACTTGGCTATGGTGTAAATGTTGGAATGTTAAAATCTGTATATCAAAGAGGTATAGGTGCGTTCGCGACATCACACTCACCAGAAGTTAAATCTGCTAATCAGTGGGCTCAAGCACGAGTAAATGCTTTTCTTTATATTGTAAAAAACGGAAGACCTGAAAATCCTAAATATACAGGTGATTTTGACTTATTACCGAAAGACCATCCTAAAAGAGACGAAGAAAAAAAGGATGATAAGAAAGATAAAAAAGAGGATAAAAAAGAGGATAAAAAATAAATCTAATAAAAATTAGAAATAATAACAATAAATATATTATCAAATATATAGTATAATATATTATATAAAAAAATAAAAATCAAGATGGATAAAAAATTATTAATTGAAAAGATTAAAATTCAACTTAAATCTTTGGTCTCAAATATAAAACTAGCCGAACAAATGGCTGGTGATTTATTAATTTGTTCCGATGATGAAACCTTCGCAATTGGTTCTGAAGTTTATTTACGAGATAAAGAAGGAAATAATGTTCCGCTTTTAGATGGTGAATATACTTTTGACGATGGAGTAAAAATTGTAGTAGAAGCCGGTAGGATTAAATCTATGTTCGCTGATAAAGAAGTCAAAGCTGAAGAAGAAGAAAAAGAAGAAGCTAAGATGACTAAAGAAGAGGACAAAGAAAAAATGACCGAAGACGAAGAGGACAAAGAAAAAATAACCGAAGACGAAGACGACAAAAAAGAAGACATGAGAAAACTTTATGAAAAAATCAAAATGATTGAAGATAAAGTTGAAGAAATGGGTAGAAAATTTGAAGAGGCGAAAGAAGAGGCTAAAAAAGAAAATGAGAAAATGAAACAAGAGTTTTCTAAAATTTCTGGATTACCTGCTGATAATAAAATTGAAAGTTCTAAAGCTGAATTTAAGTCGCTTGAAGAAAAAACTAACTCTTTTGGTATGGTTGATGTTATGGCTATAAGAGAAAAAATAAGAAAGAATAACAGATAATAGATTTAATCTATAAAAAAATAATTAAAAAAAAATGGCAACATTAAATTTAGGAAATTTAACAAAATATACAGACCAATTGTCTGGTATATTATTAAAAGAAGCGGTTTTAGTAGGAAATACTTTTGACTATATTTCTATTCAGTCAGGAATTAAATTCGCTGATAGTATAAATATATTATCAAATACTTTAACGGCTGTAGCTGGTGCGTGTGGCACAATTTCACCAACCGGTTCAACAACTTTAACTCAAAGAAATATAACCGTATGTCCGATAATGGTAGCTGAAAGCATCTGTGTTGAAGAATTTGAACAATATTGGATAGGTCAGTTAGCAAAAGAAGGAAGTTATAACGAATTCGCACCAGAGGCTTTTAACCAGTTATACTTGGCGAATAAAGTTGAAAAAGTAGGTCAGCTTGTAGAAGACCTGTTTTGGAAAGGCGACCCGGGAGGTAATTATGGTTCAGGAAACCTTTTACTATGTGATGGAATTTTAGAAATTCTTGAAAACACATCAGCGACATCTTCAGTAATTTCAACAACTTACTCTGGAGCTTTCACAACAGCGAACGCACTTGATATTGTTGATAGTATGGTAAGTTTAATTCCGAACGATATTTTAGACGCAAATGATTTAACTTTATTTATATCACATGCTAACTTTAGAGTTCTTATGAACGCTTTAAGAAACAATAACTATTTCTTTGGATATGATGGCGTGACCGGACACTCATGGGTTTTAGACAACTATACAAATACTAATGTTAGAATAGTCGCTACAAGAGGATTAAACGGTAGAAACGAAGCGGTTTTGACTTTAGGTTCAAACCTTTTCTTTGGAACTGATAGTTTTGGTGAAGCAAGAAACGGAGACGGCTTCCAGTTCTGGTATGATATTAGAGATAATATTACTTACTTTAGAGCTAAATTAAAAGTAGGAGCACAAGTGGCTTTTCCTCAATATGTAGTTATTAAAAACTCATAATTAAATTAAAAACAAAGTGAATAGGGTGAGGCGCTGAGTAGTAGCCCTTGAAACTTACAAAAAAAAATAAATAACTAATGGCATGTGTTTTAACAAGTGGATATACTTTAGGTTGTAGAGACAACATAGGTGGCATCCAAGAAATATATATTGGTGAATATAATGGAGATAGTATGGGTTTTTCTTTGACTGCTTCAAATTCTACCGTCAGCGCCTTTACTGGTGCGACCGTGTCCTTCTATACCTTTGAACAGGAATTAGAGACCGGTTCTTTTACCGAAAATGGTGTGTTCAGCACGGAAAATGGAACTAGCTTCTACGAATTAACCTGTATGATTACGCTTCATAAATTAAACTCAACCTTAAGAAATCAAATTTTGGTTTTAGGTCAAGGTAAATGGAGAGTAATTATAAAAGACCAGCGCGGAACTTATCACCTTATGGGTTATCAAAATCCAGTGAGAATTTCAGCATCAACACCCGGTGTTGGTAAAGCTTATGGCGACCTTAACGGAGTAGTTCTAACCTTTTTAGGTAAAGAACCTGAACCAGCATATCTGGTGTCTAGTGCGGCTGCTCTTACGGTAATTACACCATAAATAAAATAAAAAAATAAAAGGTTATTCCATATTCTTTTTACCTTTTTTTTTCGCCCCGGTTTTCACTGGGGTTTTTTTTTCAATTAACTTTAGAAAAAAATTAAAAATATATATTATAAAGAAAATAATGATTAGTTATGAATATAAAATTAAAAGAGGAATACTATGATACAACAATATATTTACCAATTGAAAGGCGAAATGTTTTAGGAAAATTTATTGATGTTGAATTATATGGTTATTTACAAAATAAATATCCAGAATACTTTGAAGAAGTTAAAGAATTAAAAGAGGAAAAAGAACCATCAGTTTTAACGACAAAGATAAAAAAATAATTTTATAATGTTATATTTATCCACTACTCAAAGTAAAGTTGTAGTTTTAACTCTTAATGAAAATACTAAAAATTGTAATCCTAATTTTACATGGATTTTATCTAATAGAGATACTTTAGTTGGTCTTACAATAAGTCCTGATAATTTTTCAACATCAAGTTATTTTGATAGTTTTACTTTATCTGTTGGAACAGCTGTGAGTTTAACGGCTAGTGTTGTAATGAATATAAATGCTGGTGAATATCACTATGAAGTTCATGAAATGTTAAATAAATATGACTTAAATATAAGTAATTCTTTAGGAATAGTTGAAAACGGATTATTAATGGTTATAGGAACCTCAACACCTTTTGTAGCTTTTACCGCAAGTGAAAGTATGACTTTTA